TTCGCCATGCGCATACGCGCGTTTTAATTCACGCACCCTTTTAAGGGTGGATTGAATCTTGTAGGATTCGGGAGCAAAGATAAAAATAAAATCATTCTTCGCAAAGGGCTTCTCTATTTTTTTTGTCGTCCCACTCAATAATTAAGCGCGCCCCCATGTCATTAAGGTAGTTGATGAGTGTTTCCGCATTCATCGTGGTATCACTGCTTTCAAACATTTTGATGCGTGCAAGGGTTATTTTCGCCTTACTGTATTGTTTGGCTGCTGCATAATGAGTAAGCCCTTTGTGCTCTCTCAATGCCTTTAGAGCTTGCCCGAGCTCCTCTCTGGTCTTGATTTCTTTTTTCATTCCGACTTTATAAGGTAGAGGGGGTTTTTTATTTGCCCCCCTTTTTTGTGATTAAAACAACTTGTTTGCTGCTAAGCCTTTTTTGATGCTGTTTGCAAGGCTGCTAATTTCTTTGCTTGCGTACATCTTCGCGCGGCTTGCGTCTTCGTCTGTCTTGATGGTTTCTGCAACGCGTGGTGAAATGATGGAGAGTACTTGTGTGAGTTGTTCTTTTGTTTCTACAACTGCAAAGCATTTCTCAAACCACTTAGCAAGTGCAAGGGCTGTTTTACCGATTTGGCGGTGTGTAGATGGGTCTCTTGGGTTCTTTTCTTTTGCTTCCTTGCGGTCTTCGATGTGAGTTGCGAAGTGGGCTGCGAAGTATTGGGTTGCTGCATCGCGTGCTTCAACGTCTGACATTGGGCGAGCTTCAACTACTTCTGCTTCGTTGTAGTGCTTCTCGATGAGGCTGCGGAGGGCTTCTTCGTTGCTGGCTGCAAATTGCCAAGCCTTTTCTTCTGCATTCCACTTAGCACCGTTTTTCTTTGCATCGGCGATGAACTTTGCGTTGTAGGGAGCGAAAACGAGGATTTCAGTGCCTTCTACGATGCCAAATTCGATGATTACTGTAGCGTTCATTGTTGTTGTTTTTAGGGTTTGTGAATCAGTTGGTGCAATCTTGAAGTGTTACCTTCTTGATTACAATGCAAAGATACGAGCTTTTTTCGATAGTTCCAAATTTGGAATCAGGGAAAAGCAGAGAAAAGCGCATTTTTAACTCTGCGCGGTGTTTGCTGTGTTGTGTTTGCCAGAATGATAAGTAAAATCCCCTCTCTATCCTCGCGGACTGAAAGGGGAACGTAATAAAAAAGAATTGTTGTGTGTCTAAAATCGTCTATATACTCGCGCTAAATACCACACACCGCCTGCGATGAGTGCCACGATGCCCAAAAGTGGCAAAAGTCCATAGTACCACGGATGGCGCGTGATAATCTTGCGCGCCTTGTCTGTGCTGTGCTTAGCTTGGTAGATAGTGTCAACTCTGGAGATGCGCAGTGTGTCGTGTCGTATGTGCCAACGCTCGCGCCATCGCTCCTTGATGAGGGTTGCCCCCTCTGTGTAGATGCTATCGCGGATGATGATGCTATCGCGGTGCAGCTTGATTTGGCGGATTGTGTCGCGCCGTATCACTCTCAGCGTGTCATGCTTGGTGATAGTGCGCGTTATCTCTTTTGAGGTCGTGCAGCTTGCTAGGATAAGAGCAAGCAGCGCGGTGAGAATATATCTTATCATGATTATATAGCTAGTTTTGGTTCATGTTGCACGGCTGCTGCGCGGGCTGTTGCCATCTTAACTGCGCGGGCGTCGATGTCATAGGCTATGAAGTTTCGCCCCACGCGCTTTGCCTCTGCGCATTCTGTGCCGCTTCCTGCAAATGGTACAACGACAAGGTCGCCTTCGCGGCTCATTGTTTCGATGAGTTGGCGCGTGAGTGTTGGCGGCTTCTTTGTGGGAAAATCGTAGGCGCGTGTAAGGTGGGCTTCTTGGTCGAATGGGATAACACTGCGCATTTTATAGAGTTCTCCAAAATGGGGGCGGCGTTTTGCTCTGTACTCTGCACGCTGCTTTTCATACTCTTTACGCTTTTCCTCAATCTCTACGCCTTTTGCAGCATAGAGGGGCAAAAGTTCTTCTACATTCTTAGGACTGGGAAAAGTCCACTGGCTTCTGCTTGTGTGGTGGGAAAATACAGAATTGCGCGTTTGTCTGATGATGTGTTCAACCCCGCCAAGGCTTTTATATTCCGCGCGCAACCATTGGCGCAGCGGTTCGTAGCCCTCGAAGAAATTGCCTGCATTTGGAGAATAAAATGACCTATTCTCACCGTGTTTGCTCTTAGTTTCATATACCAAAAAGCGCTCGGTGTTATTGACAAGGCAGCGCGCATCTTCCCATTTGTTCTTCATTGTTCGGGCATTGATTTTCACCCACACGCCATTGGTGAGCAAGTTTAAGTATTTATCGAGAATGATTTGAGCGTATGCTATGCGTCGATAATCTCCCCACCAAATGAGTGTTCCGTTCTCGGCTAGGATGCGCGCGCATTCCTTCGCCCACGCTTCTACGTGCTGGAGATAGTGCTGAAAGTCGTCAAAGATGAAATCGAAGTCGCCCTTAACCTCAAAATATGGTGGGTCGGCAATGATGAGATTTGCGCAGTGGTCGGGCAGTTTATTGCGCAAAAAGTCGAGGTGATATACTACGTTTGTCTCCATGTTTAGCAAATAGTAATCGTGATTTCTTCGCCCTTGGCGCGTGCCTGCGCCATCAACTTGTATAGATGCTCGAAAGTGTCGCGGCTGTTGAGCACCTTGCCCACCTCCTTATTTTGCCCGACTAGGATACAGCCGTGCGTGTCGGCTGCCGTGTTGCCTGCGTGGATAAGCACACCGACAAAACCCTTAACCCCTACCAGTCGGGGCAACTTGCCACCGCAAACTTGCTGATAATACGTGTAGCGAGAAAAACGGGGGCTTACTGTGTCCATGTCCACGCGATACGTACCAGTGGGGATTGCTGTCTCGCCGTGCACTTTGATGCGCTTAATAACGTCCTCGGGCTGTCTATCGGTTAGCCCTCTATCTTTGTCTTCTAGCGTGTCGCAGATTCTTTTACCTGCGATTTCTAGGTGTCCTATTGTGTAGGTATCGCGTTTTGCGATTCGTCTTAGATATATGTTCATCGTTTCTAGTTGTCTTTTAAGTTCGGGGCGCGGTTGTTAGGTTTCCGCGCCCCTTACTCTGTTGTGTTATTCGGATTCTCCTTCTTCCTTTTCTTTTAGTTCGCCTAAGTCAATGTCAAAGTGTCGCGCCGTCTTATCGACAAGAATGCGCTGAGCTATCTTCGCCCACTTAGCATCGTTGCACGAGCTTTCATTTTCCAACATCGACCAAAATTGCCAAAAACACACTGCACCAGCTACAACGTTTGTCAACTTCACGGGCAATCCCTCGAAGATATAGGTTTCCATTAGATATGCAAGGACGGTCACGGAGTACACCTTTATAAGCGTTACAAACACTCTACCTGCATACCTAGATTTGAACTTTCCATCATTAGTTCCGGGGTACTTCTTCTTGACTCGTCGTGATAACGCCCAAGCCGTATAACAGTCAAACAGTATGGCGATTGTGCAAATCACGATGAAAGGCAATGTCGGCTGCAGAAGTGCAACCACCCCCCCAAATGTGCTCACACAATACCTGCCACAATTCGTGACACAAGTTTTCAATACTTCTTTCATAAACTAGTGATTGTTTTTCAAAAATTCCAACTCCGCTTTGAGACTGGAGATTTCGGTTTTGAGCTTTTGGAGCTCTTCATCAAGTACAGGCAACAACCTTGACGATGCAGCACCAGCGACAGAGGCTGCAAAATCGGGGGTAAGCTGACCCGATGTCCCATTATCCCAAATTTGGGAGGGGGAGACAAAAGATTTTGACAGCTCGGTCTTGAGCTCTGTTTTAATCTTCAACGCCTCCGCGATTTTTGACTCTTGGACGTCCTGCTTTTCGGATAATTTGCTGACATTTTCCGTGAGCTCTCGGAGCTTCGCGGGGAGCTGTTTGTGCTCTTCGGGCAGTCCTTGTGCCGCAGAAGATAACACCTCTTTAGGAGAAGCCAAAAAACCCTCATACCACTTAATGTTGGCATCTTCAGGTGACATAGTACCATCAGTGCCGGCAAGATAGTAACTTCCATCTCCATTCTGCTCTGTCGAGGGGATAAAAGAGTAGAAAGCATTGGGCAAAACGGACTCCACAAACAAAGCTTTATAATGACTCAATTCTATCCCTTCTTTTTTAGGAGGGAAGATTTGTGTCGCATATCTATGACCATTCGCCACACGCATAAAAGCTAATTTATTAACGCGGGGAAGATAGGGATAACGGGGCTCTCCGCCATCCAGACGAGAGATTTCAAAATCTGGGATGCGAACGAACGTTTCCGTCAAGACTGCATCTCCGGAAAACTTATCTTTTTTGGTCTTCGTGATGCGCACGATGTCGGCTCTCGGGTTTTTCGTGAGCGCAACGATAAACATTTGCTCGAGGGAGAGATTCATCGTTTCCGCTGTGTAGGCTAGGTCGGTCACAACAAAGCTACTGCCCGACCCCTTAGGGGATTGCTCCAATGTCTCCACGCGCTTGACGAG